ATACCAGTACGACTGCTGATTCGGGCTGTTGAAATTCTGGTGTTTCGTCCCGCGAAACAGCACCGGGGGAATGATAATCTGCCGGTCGAAGCCATGGTCATCGTAAACTGTGACGGTTACCGTACCGCTGGCATAACTGTTATTCCGGGGAAAGGCTTTCCCCACCGTCTTCACCAGGTCGCCTTCAATCTGGTTTGCAGACAGTTTCCCTCTGATGACACAGTTCTCGTTAATGGTGACATTATTGAGCGTGCCGGTATTCGCGGTAATTGCTCCGCTGATATCCGCGTTCCTTGCCGTCAGCTTTCCTTCCGGCGTCAGGGAAAATGCTGGGGGATTGCCGGACGAGGTGATGCTCACCGCAAACAGTCGTTTCAGGAACACGTCGTTCATGAACAGCTGATTCCCCTGCGCCACAAATAACGGAGTGCTGTTGCCGCTCTCCGGATTTATCATCGCGATACAGTCAGCCAGCAGCAGTATGTTGCTCAGTGGCTGGCCATCAGTATCCTCAATCCCTGCACCAATCCCGGCCACATAAGGAATGCCGTTTTTGGTTTTTTGTACTTTCAGCATGTAGAGTGCAGCCAGGTCATCATTTGTGTCCTTCTGCACGCGCTGTATCTGCTGTATGGTGGCGCTCTGGTTCTCCAGTGTTTTGTTGACCGTCTGTGTGATTTCATTGCGGGTTTCGGTGATGGTGGTCTTCATCTCCGCCATCTCATCCGCAAGCTGGCTGTTGTCTATCAGCTCCCACAGCCCCTGAGCCAGATGCAGTTTTCCTATTTTTTCCCGAAACAGCCCCAGATACCCTTCTGCATCATTGCTGGCCCGGCCACTGGCTTCCACAAACGCAGATTTCCCCACCAGGTTGACGCTGCGCACGTAAAACCAGAAATCCTTCCCGGGCTTAATGTGCGGGCCGGATACACTCCACTGACTGCCGGTCCCCAGATAACGGGCAGAGGTTTCCACCTGTGCGGTGTCTGCGATTTTTGCCTCCGAAAACCAGAATTCAAACTGTACCGTCGGGTCATACACCGCAAGACGCGGGACCGCTGTTATCTGAAAATAGCCCGGTGTCAGTTCAATGGTGGCGGGTTTTGCTGGCGCGTTAATCCGGAAGGTGGTGGTGGCCGGTTCGCCCTGCTGGCCATAACTGTTAATTGCCCTGACTGTCAGGGTGTATTCCCCGAGCGGCAGGCCACTGAAACGGTGCGCCGTGTCTGCGGTGATGGCGGTGGTCACCAGGCGGCTGTTTTCACCGCTTCCACTGGTCAGGCGCAGACTGAAGCGCACACCCTTCACCACCCGCGGCGTGTCCCATTTCGCCTGTGCCAGATACTGACCGTCAGCCGCGCTCACCTCCACCGTCAGGTGCTGCACTGCCGGTGGAATAACGCTGTTCAGGGTGCCTGACTGCGGCTCAAAGCTGGCCCCGTTATCCACGATGGCTTCTTTTTCCGGTACGTGCTGCACCGCCGTGATGGCAAAGGTGCCGTCCGTGTTTTCCCGGATGGAGACACAGCGGAACAGGCGACGACGCAGTGACGGCAGGGAGAGCCCCCATACACCGTATGTCTCCACACCATCAGGCAGGGTGCTGACCTGTATCCGGTCCGGCGCGGGGTGTGCAGTGATGGCCACGCTCACCGGCTTACCGCTGCCGTTAATCAGGTTCACCGTGGCGGCACCTGTCTCCGGCAGGGTCACCTCACGGTCCAGTGTCAGGGTGCGGCTGGCGGCATCGATGGACAGGATACGTCCGCCGGTCAGGGTCCCGGCATAGTCGTTATCACAGATTTCAATAATGTCACCGGGTGTGTGACGCAGCCCCTGTGACCCGAGCGTGAAATCCACCGTCTGCGTTTCCAGCAGTCCGGTCTTTATCACCCACAGCCCGGCACGGTGGGCCTGACCGCGACTGGTGCAGCCGAACGCATCCATCTTCAGCAGGTTGCGCCCGTAGCGCAGTATGGCTTCCGGGTCTTCCACCAGTTCCGTGGAGGTCTGCCAGCCGTTCTGCGGGTCGGTGTAATTCACCTCCACCGCCGTGTGGCGGTCCTTCAGGGCGCTGAAGCTGTAGCGAAACCCCACGCCGTTATCATCCACCACCACATCGCAGTTGGTGTACGGCCACACCACATCCGACGGGCGGTCCTGAACGAACGTCAGCGTCTGGCCGTTCCATACCGGCATACAGCGCATCGCCGAGCAGAAATCACTGAGAACGTCCCACGCCTTACGCTGTTGTGACAGGTACGCATTAAAGGTCATCCGCGGCTCTGTGCCCCCGAAACCATCCGGGACCGTCTGGTCGCAGTACTGCGCAATGGCATACAGCGCCCATTTGTCCACGTCTGCCGCCCCCAGACGTTTTCCCATGCCGTAGCGCGGGTGAGTCAGCATGTCCCACAGGCACCAGGCCGGGTTGTTGCTGTATGCCGGTTTCAGGCTGCCGTCCCAGATGCCGCTGTACGTGCGTTTTTCCGGGTCATAGTTTGACGGCACCTGGATGATGCGACCGCGGATATGGTAGTTCACCGTCATCTGCTGGCCGCCGAACTGCTCCGCATCCACCTGCAACCCCACAATCGCCGTGTTCGGGTAAACAGCCATTCCGCCATCAACGTGTGTTTTTGCATCTGAGGACATAATCAGAATCACCCGACCAACATCCGCAATCTCAACGGATTCCCCTGTTTCACCATCAATGCCACAGAGATGGAGGCAGGTCAGAACTCTGATGCGCGTTAACGCACCGGATGTATCCTCACGAACATCATGAGCCGCGGTTTCCCGCTCCCGGATCACCGTATCCCCAACCTGAACATCCTCGCCGGATGACTGTATTTCCTCTTCCCATTCCGCCACCCGCTGCGCTATCTCTGCGGCACTCCCGGATATATCCGGCTCACGCCCCAGAATCAGGGCCAGTTCATCAAGCCGTTTCAGATTTTGCTCTTTCGTTGCCATATCAGCCCCCTGTGAAAAAAGACACGGGGGCATTTCGCCCCCGCTCACGGATTATTTCACCTGTACCACCACAAACTCATCCGGGTCCGGCAACACCATCAGCGGCGCGGACTGCGTCATGGTAAATTCACGGGCGGGATCCCCCACCGTCAGCCAGTGTTTCGGATAACGGGAAGAGGCCACCACACCTTCGGACAACGCCTGCGCATCCTGAATGGCACCGTAACAACGGATCCCATCTGCAGCAGTATTCCCCAGAACCAGCATGCCCTCCGGCAGATAACGTTTTTCGATACCGTCTTCTGCTATATAAGACGTTTTCGCCACCACAATGGCCAGATCGCCGTAATACCCCTTGAAGGACACCACTGCGCCCAGATCTTTCACTGCCGTTTCGAGTTGAGAATTTGAACCGCGACGGGTATCCAGTTTTTCGCGGAACAGCTTAAAACCATTCAGAAGACGCCAGACGGTACCGTCCATAATGGCAATATTCACAAGACCGCTGGCCTGGTCGCAGTAGAGGTCAAGATCATGTGTAGGATCGAACGTGTCACGATCCTGTTTTGACCACTCCTTACCACTACCCTGAGTGATGTTATTCTTCGTCGACCTGCCAAAATCGACCTCAATTTTCTCGAACTGGTCTCCTTCCATCGTATATTTGCCATACAACACAGCATTTACCGCCTGTATTTCTTCCACCTGGACAATCGCGTGCTCTTCCTGTTTGAGGTTATCGGTAATGATACGCAGACGGCGGTAAGCCGGATCGTTCAGTTGAGCCGGATCTTCACCAGGAAGGCGCTCAACCGCCTGCTGGTAATTAAATTCGTGTTTCGGCTTGACGTAGCCCGGACGTAACACGCGGGTTTCACCACCACGATGACGCAGCACTTTTCCTTCGACAACCGGGGAGACATAGGCCGCCACCGGCGTTTTTCCGGTAATTTTGTCCAGCATCACCTCTTCGGTATGGAAATTCACCGTACGGCGGAAAAACAGCTCCAGAAACAGCGCACGAAATTTCACTTTTTGTTCGGTATAACCGAGTAACTGGCGGGTCGTAAACAATCCCATAAATCAGTTCCTTTCATTCAGAAATCAGTCAGGCCACCGCGGTGGCCTGATAACGTGTTACGGCAGCGCCGCGTGACTCAGGGCACTGCCGGCAAAGGCATTTGCCTTTTTGTGTTCATCCACACTTTCAGGCCAGCGGATTGCCTCCGTCGCAAAGGTCCCCGACTTGTAATAGGTCAGTACCGTCTCTGTGCCTTCAAGCGGCAGTACCAGTATGCCAACTGCACTACCGGCTTTCTGTCCGTCCCAGACCACCAGTTTCCCGCTGGCTTCATCCAGCATCAGGGGCGTCAGTGCCGGTGTTGCCGAGGAAATCCCGCTGCTGCCTGTGGCGGTATGAGCCGGATCATTACCGGCAAAAATACGTACTTCCGCACGCTGTTCAGTGATGGTTTTCGTTACCATATTGTAAAAACCTCCTGTTGATGGTCAGCACTGACTTCATGGCATAGCCATGAGCATTTTCACGTCCGCATCACCGTCTGCTGACGTCTGTGGCACGCCACCCTGTACCGCTGCCGGTGAATGGTTCGCCATGATGCGTTCAAACAGGGCGGTTGTGGATGCAGAGACCGGTTCTGCCTTACCTGATCCCGCAGCCAGCACAGCCCGGGCGCTCTCCACAGTCATTCCCGGGCAGGCAGCCAGCTGTTCAGCCTGCGCCTCAGCCCCTTTTGCCTCATCCAGTGCCATGATCTGATCACGGAGTGAGGGTCCGGCATCCGCCTGCGGTGAAGCAGCCAGGATCGGGCGGGCTTTTTCCACCGTCATCTCCGGCATCGCCGCCAGCGTTGCCGCCAGTTGTTCACGACCGTTCGCTTCTTCACACGCCATAATGCGATCGGCTTCACTCTGCGTGGATGCCACCGGCTGCTGCGGTGCCGCCGCGGCCAGAATCGCCCGGGCCTGTTCAACGCTCATGCCCTGTTGTCCTGCCAGCATCGTGGCAAGCTGTTCACGTCCTTTCGCTTCCTGGCATGTCAGGATCCCCATCACTCGCTGGTTCTCCTGCGCGGCGGCTTCCGTTGCAGTTAATTGCGGCATAGTGCCTCCTCTGACATTACTGTTCAGCGCCGTGGCCATCACACTGATGGCATCCGACGCATTGACTAATTCATCCGCCAGCCCGGCATCAATGCCGGACTGACCTTCAAAAACGGCGGCCTCTGTTCCCGTGACGGCATCAACAGACAGACCGGTAAACATGGCCACTTTTTCGGCAAACATCCGGCGCGCCGCATCAATGCGCTGCTGCATGTCCTGGCGAACCTCTGCCGGTAAGGCTTCAAACTGATTGCCATCCACCTTGTGCGCCCCTGAGTAAATCAGCGTGATATCCACACCGGCCTGCGCCAGATGACCGGCATAGCTGACATGGCTCATCATCACGCCAATGGAGCCGATACGGGATGTCTGGGTAACCAGCCGTCGGGAGCAGGCCGACGCCAGCAGCATGGCTGCAGAACAGGCCGTGTCATTGCACAGTGCCCAGACCGGCTTCTGCTGACGGAGGCGGTAAATCATGTCAGCGCAGTCAAACGCGCCGGCGGCCTGCCCGCCCGGACTGTCAATGTCCAGCAGTATGCCCCGCACCTGGCTATCTGCCATTGCCTGCTGAAGACAGGCGACAATGCCGTCATAGCCAGTCATTCCGGAAAATGGCCGCATCCCCCCCAGCCGGTGCACCAGCGTGCCGGTCACCGGCAGTACCGCAATACCGTTCACCACCCGGTAAACACGGGCCGGTCGTTTACCTCCGGCCATGTACTCGTCCGTTTCAGCCAGCATTCCGGGAGCATCAAGCTGTACCTGCTGTTGTGGTACCGAAAGACTTGCTGCCCCCATCTCGCGCCCGAGCGCGCAAAAGAAAACCCGCGCATAGGCGGGCTCCAGAAGCAGCGGTTCATTGAATGCTGCGGCAATAATGTGTGAAAGATTACGTCTCACGTGGTGTTGTCTCCTCTTTCTGCAATCTGCGAAGCTGGCGATCGGTCAGACTTAAATGCCTGGCAACTTCAGTCTGCGTAGCCACTCCTCACCTCGCAAAAACTCTCACCTCACAATCACAACAAAACCGGTCATGTCCGGTTTACATGTCCATTTTTTGCGCATGTCCGGTTCACAGAAGACCTGTTTTTATATTTTTCATATAGTTAACTTGAAGAGAAACCGGACATGGTTCCCGGAAAATTTTCATAAATAGCGAAAACCCGCGAGGTCGCCGCCCCGTAACCGGTCGGATCGCCGGAAAGGACCCACGAAATGATAATGATTATCATCTATATAAGGTTTATCACAACATGTGTGTACGCCATCAAACCACGAGAAATAATCAATTATGACGCAGGTATCGTATTAATTGATCTGCGTCAAATTAACGTAAAAGCAACTTCAGATAATACAAATCAGCAACACTGAATATGGGGAAACATTATGTCATCAAAGAACAGAACCCGCAGAACAACAACCCGCAACATCCGATTTCCAAACCAGATGATTGAACAAATTAACATCGCTCTTGATCTGAAAGGTTCAGGAAACTTTTCAGCGTGGGTTATTGAAGCCTGCAGAAGAAGGCTGTCAACAGAGAATTCGGGTATGAATTACATAATTAAGTAACATGGTGTTCACAGAACACGCAGTTACCGGACACATCAGTTTTCCATTCGCTCCCCGGCAGTACAGGCTTCCCCTCTGACGGGATAGCCTGAAAAAATAACACAGAAAATTATTTGTTATAATTAATATAACTTACTCAAAAAAAAGCGACGAGAAAATCAGCATCAACGAACAATAAGCGCCAATACGTGATAACAAATGGCAGCCATATTTATCTGCAATATAAGCAATGGACAGGATAACCACACCAGAAACCGTCAGCATAAAATCCATTTGAACTTCCCCGGACAAAATCGACTCATCTAAAGATTTACAGCTCTTTTTATTATCAATATGTTAAAAGTAAAATAAACAGATGTTCAATAACACGAATACAAAAACGTGCTGAAATTCAATGAATCCATTTCTGTGTCATCAATTAATAGTGATAAACATCCGGCTTCTTCCACCATCGCACCGGACAGGCGACTATGAGGGGACAACGCCGCGCTCCGTTAACACGGTAAACCCCGGTGTGTATCGTTTTTGATTATCCCCGCACACTCGCGCAGAGGAGTCTCCCTGTCGGGCTGCGGTCTCTGTTAATGAGGGAATACAGCGACGATACGGCGCATCAACAAAACTTATTTCAGGCACTGAGTACGGATATATTCCTGTGCCCCTTCCAGTTGCTTGTGCATCGTCATCAGCCGCTCTCTGAGGGTGAAATAATCCCGTTCAGCGGTGTCTGCCAGTCGGGGGCCGGTTGCATTATCCACGCCGGAGGTGGTGGGGGCTTCACGCACGGAGCCTGGACAGGTGGCGTTGATCCGCAGGCGCTTACGACCAGCGGCAACGTCAGCGCGAAGAGTTTCATTTTCAGCTCTCGCATCGGCTAATTCCCTCGAGTATTTTGCATCGAGCGCAGCAACATCGCGCTGGCGCACCTGCATATCAGTAATGGTTGCGTTCGCCAGCTTCAGTTCACTGGCTTTGTTATCGCGCTGCGCTTTGTAGGTAATCGCGTTATCACGGTAATGGTCTGTTGCCATCCACAGCGCACCACAGGCCACCAGCAGAATAACGATAAACGCGGAAAGCATTCGGTTTATGTTCACCCCAGCAACCCCGACGAAGACAACATCATCCAGGCCATGGAAAGAAAAAGAGCAACCAGCATTAGTGAAAATGAAATGCCGACAATTACACAGAGGATCTTCGCCAGCGTTATGAGTTTGTCTGACATGCTTAATCCTCCCTTCACGATTTCAACGCAATGACCAGTTTTGCCAGCCCATACAGCATCGGGGACACAGCAACACCGACCGCCACCCACTTAATGGCAAAAGCCAGTGCTCTGCTGATGTCATCAGTTACAGGCGCTTTCAGTTCAAGGCCATTTTTCATAGTCAACCTCAACAGAATTCGTTTATACTTCGCCATGTTCTCCCTTGCCTTACTCAAGGTCAGAAACACAAAACCCCGCTTGGTGCCAACAAACGGGGTTTTTACTTTTATTCACTTAGGTTTTGCCAGTTCACAGGACTTCGTGTTATCCGCCCGCGTTGGCCAACCTCATTTTTCAGCAAAATATTCTGCTTATCTGTCGATTCCCCAGCACGCCAGCGCGCTCTCCTGGTCACGACGGAATACCTGACCGTAACAGTTATTTGAGCGAATACGGCAGTCTCTGCCACCGTCCTTAATCCACCAGCGAATCGCTTCGCATGCTCCCCTGCGATCACCTGCATTAATTCGTCTGTAAAACGTCGACGGGAAACACTTACCGGGACCAATGTTGTACGGACAGAATGACGCGATCCCCGCTTTCTGGGGTTCGGTCAGCGGCACTCTGATGTTTTTCTCCACCCACGCCAGCGCTTTATCACGCTCAATGGCGTTAACCTGGTCGCATTTTTCCTTCGACAACTTCATGCCCGGAACGACAGGTTTGCCATCCACCATGATGGCACCACGGCAGATGGTCCAGATACCTGCACCATCACGGTATGCCGTGGTGTGATTGCCTTCCTTTTCATCCAGAAACTGGTCGAGAATGTCAGGCGCAGACGCACCAGCGGCAATCAGCGCCAGAACGGCAGCCGACAGGCCGTATTTGATTTTGGTGTTCATGGATATATTAAATATTCAGCCGCTGTCCCTGGCCCACTAAATACGCACTTTAAGATAAGTCAGCCCCGGATGAAGCCAGTAAGCCGGCACTTTTTTAAAGGGTGGAGTATTAAAATCACGAAGAAGAGCCTCCCGCACAATTGCATCCTTATCAGCACCACTGGCCAGCGCTTCAATCTCAGCGGCTACCTGAAGATATCCCATGCAACGGCCAACGCGCTTCATCAGCCCCTGCTTTTTATTGTTCTTCAGGTAATCAATGGCAAATTCAATGAGCTCCTCACTGTGCTGGTGCGATGGAGGTGTTACTTTCCCATTTTCTGAGATGGTTATTTTCCCGGCATCACCGGATACAACAAAGGATGGCCGGTTACACTCCCATTCCAGCTCACTGAAATTATCATTATGAATACTGAAACACTCTGCGAGATTTTTGCTCATCACTTTCCGACAATAATCGTCAAACGCAGCAAACTGCTCATCGCGGCGTTTTTTTTCATCTTCAGAAGGCATCAGCGTCGACAGTTTTTTATTCAGTTCAGCAATTTCATTTTCCAGGCGACTGAAGCGCTGATTCATTTCTTCATGGTTCATTATTCACTCTCCCCGGGCGGCCTTACGCCGGTCCTCTCTGATTTTGAAATACAGGTTAGTCAGATATGTCAGCAGCCCAAACAGCAGACTTCCCAGCACGCCTATTGCCGCCCACTGAGACGGGGAAACCCTGTCCAGCAACTGCAGGAACCAGTAGCCCGTTCCCACCGCTGACGTGGTGTATGACACACCTGTTGTGATTTTTTCCATCTGGTACATACCCCGTCTCCCGTTATCCGGAAGCTGACAACAATAAAAAAAGCCACCAGTTAAGTACTGATGGCTCTGATAACTCATGCAGGCATCTCAGACGACCCACTGACACTACCGGTGAGTTTAACGATACCTTCCATTTGACTGGCTCACTTTTTATGATGATGCCGGTGCATTTATCTCCAGCACCAGACTTTCTATCTCAACGCCATACGCTGCATTTTTGGTAATATCCGTCAGCGTCAGCGCATTCAGCCCCAGTGTCAGACTGTCTTTTATGACCTGGAATGCCGGGCCAGCCACTCCATTCAGTTTCGGAGTAACCGTGGCACTGCCGGCGGTGAACACCAGCTCCAGCGTCTGCCAGTCGTTACTGTAATTCCCGAACTCGCCCAACTTTGTGTTTCCTGCTTTCTTGTGATGCATCAGATTCAGTTTGCCGTCTGTGGTCTGGGTGAAGAACGACATCAGGAACGGATTACCGGTACCCGTCATCGCCACGACGTCAGGTAACGCTACATCGGTATACAGATAAATTCCCAGACCGAACTGATTGTTGGTCAGTGCGCCTGACAGTCGAAACTTACAGCTCAGTCTGCCACCCCGTGTCAGCAGGGAGACTGCGTCATCCACCGGGCGCGTCAGGGACCAGGTTTTATTGCTCTGCTTGGCGATCTTAAATACACCACCCGACAACTGAATTCCGCCGTCCTTAATGGTCCAGCCCTGCGCAGCAGCCTCTCCGGCTGTCGGCAGCAGGGAGATTGTGCGAACGGACGTATCTGCAGACGGACCCGATGGCGTGTCGCCGCCGGGCGAGGGTTTGATTTCCGGTGCCTTACCACTGATGAAGGCTGAGGTGCGCCCGGCTGCGTTCAGAATAGCGGTTGCCATACGATCGGGAATAATGCCACGACGCGCCCATGAGCTGAAATGCGTCGGGCGATTTGATGATACCCAGTTTTTGTTCGTTCGGGATGCCGAACCGTAATAACCAGACCCGACAATATCAGGATCTTCTGACGGGTTGTTTGTCGGTGTATTAACTCCGCTACCATCGGTCATAAAGGGAACAAAATAAATCTGCTGGGATTCTTTACCTTTATATGCACCATATACCACTTCATATTGCGTACCGTGTTCTTGTTTCCACGCGTATGTCGTGTCGCCACAAATCCAGGGGACTGATGCCGGACTTCCACCGTGACACTGCGCCGCCAGCCCGGCAAGGTCAGCACGGAACTGCTGTACCATTGCAAGAAATGCTGCTGGCTGCTGGGCGTAACTGGCATTCGTCATATCGAATTCCCCCTGCATCCAGCATATCGCCAGCAAAACGTTTTTCGGGTTTTTCTGCAATGCTGCCTTCGTGCGGAAAAGCAGATCCTGATATAACGGCTTACCCACTCCCCAGCGAGCCGAATCCTGACTGGCCCCCGTGGACTCGCTGAATGTCCCCTCCGTGCCCTGGGTGAATGCCGAACCACCACGACAGCATGGTACCAGCAGGATCCCCGCATTATTAGGGATATACGGAAGCAGTTTTTTGGCAATATGTAAGCCCTGTCCGACACAGCCGTACTGCCCTTTGCTCAGGTCAGCCCGGGGATGGTTAATCGTACTCATATCCTGAACATCATGCAGACAATGGTCAGCAGGAATGATGTCGTTAAATACGCATACTTCACCACCGGGAGTCACTGTGTTACGACGGGCCAGTTGCTTAATGCGCGGATGGGGCGCATCGTATGAATCCGGAAGCGGAAGCCCTTCACCGTAAGCCATGGCATTGGACTGCCCGGCCAGTACGATGACGTAGTACCACTCCGGCTCAGTTGCACCACTGACGACCACATCACCTTCTGCTGCAATCGCCTGCATCAGGGTATAAGGGGTTATGGCCACCGGACTACCAAACGGCTGCCAGCCCTCTTTCAGTTTATGTGTCAGCTTTTCCGCAAGATCTGACGGCGACGCCGCCCTGACAACATCATAGTGTTTAAATGCCATGAATCCTCCCGGCCGGGATAATATTGTGAGTAAAATGAGGAGCGGGCTGAAGTCCGGAAGTTACAGGACAATGGCAGAAGAGAGACAACAGCCCGCAATACGAAAAAGACCGCGCTATTGCGCAGAGTGATTACTGTCGGATATTATTCGCCAGCTGAAATATTACTTCACGTTTTGTTGTTTATTCCTTGCCGCCCGCGTCTCCCAGCGCGGGATTTTTTTGTCCATAAGAAAGCCCCTCCGGAGAGGGGCTGGAGAGTGGCGCTATGTGCCATTGCATGGTGCCGGGTGCCTCCCGGTGAATTCAGTACCAGCACCTGAATCCGCGATTATCCCATATACCTACTCGCTGATTGCCCCTCCGCACAGGGGGATTCACCATGCCAGTTTCTTTTAACAAACTCCCCGCAAACCAGACAACAGTCAACCGCCTGAATTGTGAGACATTTAAAAAAAAGGCCCGCAAAAGCGAGCCAGGGAAAATAAGTGTGGCGCGTTGTACTGGATTCGAACCAGTGACCGATTGCTTAGAAGGCAATTGCTCTGTCCGGCTGAGCTAACAACGCAGGATACAGATAATGGACCGCCTTCGGGGACCCGAACTCTGCGCAACCAGCTTCGAAAGCTGGCGCTCTTTCCTGATGAGCTAATGGCGGTATGTGATGGTGGCCCTTGCTGGATTTGAACCAGCGACCTGGCGATTATGAGTCGCTCGCTCTCACCACTGAGCTAAAAGGCCGGGCCGAAAATAATAATCAGATGAAATCAAAAATCAAGCCCTTGCCTGGATACATATCTGTCTGGCGGGAAGCCATAATAGCGGTGAAATACAGAGATAAAGTAGGCTCTACTTGAATAACCGCATTTTGCTGCTACAGCCTGTCCATATCCATGCCGGGAACATAACATATTTACAGCAACCCGCATCCGTTCCTCAAGTAACAAATTACTGAACCTGAGACCTTCATCCTTGAGTTTTTTCTTTAACAAGCTCTCACTCATATGCAACTGTAGAGCAATCGCACCAAGCGTCCAGCTTGCTGATATATCTGTTTGAATTATCGCTCTGACTTTGGCACTTATACTGGATACACATCCACTTAAAAATAATGACATCCGTTCATCTGATTCAAACAGCGACAGGCAGGCCATCATAAGAAACATATCCGTGGTCTCTCCGGAAAGTCTCTGACTGGTAATTAAAGCCACAGTCAACGCAGGATTGTTGGGTTCCAGCAACAAGTAAAGCGGAATGTCAGTCAGAGGACCTCTCGTCAGCTTATGCTGGCTTTCCAGATATTGACTTACTATAGAATGGCTTATATCGACAATTTTAACTTTGCCATAATGCATAAGGAAAAGCTCCCTGATGCATTTGGTGGCCAGAACGACTGAGCCGGGCTTAAGTGACAATGTATCCTTTTCAAGAAAAATATTAATTGGGGAACAAACCATGATAACTGAACAGATAGCAGTCATTATAATTTTACTTTAATTAGCAATCGGTTAGCTTAATTATAGCCCCAAAAAGTAAATTCTCATCAACACATAAGCAAATGACTGACAGGTGCCGCTAACACCCACCAGCCGCCCATTTACCACAAATAAAAAACCTTCAGGACTGAAGGACTCTGTAACAACCAAACTGATAGTCTGCCAGACCCGCCATAACCAGCTGGGTCAGTATTAACTGGCAGCGTTCGCGTGAAAGGTACATATTCTGCGCAATCTCCCCGACTGTCGCCGGTTCGGTGACGCTTAACTCATTAAACACCACTCTGGCGGTTTCGGTCATATCCTGCTGTTTTAGCATGTCTTTTTCCCTTTTCTGGTTAACGTAACATACCAATAACTCTTGTCGAAAAAGCCAGCAAGTTGAAAGACCGGTATTCGCAACCACCAGCGCGTTTAATGTTCTGTACCGCTTTTCGGGCACAATAAATATCCTCCGGCATAGCCGGAGGTTTTTCAAATGCGCCTATAAGGCTCTCTTACCAGCCGCGCCCTAACAGGCGCACACGATCTG